AGCCATCTCAACTGTATAGTCAGAATCTGGTATAGGTGCTAATTGTATTTCGTCACCTATTAATGTATAAGCCTTTGGCTTACCAGTTGTATCGCTTCCATATAACCTATCCAACATCTCTGGTGTTATATATTCGAGAGGTGTGATGGGGTTCGTATTAATTTGTATATTACGCATTTGTATATAACCACCGGGGAGATTAAAATATCTCTGACTAGCTGTGGTTTCCATCGAACTTCTTACTTCCATAGGGCGTATGCGTAAATCCCTATTGAGTCTAGCCTCTGCCAGAGTTATGAAGTCCGGTATTCTGTCTGTCAAATCTGACCTATCCAGCCAGTCCGCTACTGCATCTTTTAATTCTGTGAATGTGCCTAGTGCCATTATACTTTTCCTTTAGTAGTACGCCAAGCAGCGTTATCTGGATGATTCAGCCACTCTCTCATCCTTTCTTGGTTTCCCCAAACCTTATCTCTCATCATCTGCTCAACTACAATAAGAGGTATTCTAGCAACCCTATGTGAGAACTGAGAGTCCCCTTTATATTTATTTCTTCCAGCAGTGAACCTGTCAGTGCTGTTTAATTCTGAAATTTTCTTTACTGCCTTGTCAGTTTGACCACTGGCTAGAGTTAAAGTTCCGTCTGCGTTTTGAATTAGTTTAGATTTTACTGCCATAAATATAACCACCCCAGTTTCCTAGGGTGGTATTTAGGTTAGCTATTAACCAGTAGTGTAACGGATTGCTCCATTAGCTGCTTCGTTGCCACAGCGTAGACCAAACTCTACAAGAAGCATTTTCTTGTCTGAGTCACCTTCTTTCGCAATATCCACAGTTTGGAAATCACGAAGATACTCTACTGACCACATATCGTGGTCTAGGAAGTATACAAGGTCTTGGTCACAGAAACGGTCTAGCGTAATGTTGAATGTACCAAAATCTGATACATAAACATCAACTGCATTGTAGATTGACATATTGTCATCTGACACTGAGCGTACCGCATCGGCACGACCAGACATTGCTGTAATCAACTTTTTGTTGGTAGCACCTAAAAGGATTGTTGATGGTTCACCACCAGCATTCCAAGTAGATTCTGCAACAGCAGTTATATCAGCTTCAACAACCGCAGCGTGTGAACCAGAAGTACCAGCATCAGTTACGTTAGTCGTAATGAAAGCACCAGCTCCTTTGGTTTCACGTGCTGTAGAGGCGTTACCTGCCACAGCTGCGTTGTTAGCTAATAGTGAAGTCTCCATATCTCGCTTCACCTCTTTCGAGGCTTTTGCGAGTTGGTGTGCCATTTCAGACTTCTTACCGGCATTGTTCACTGTCTCCTGAGTACCAGTGACTTCAACCACCTTCTTACTAATTTGAGTATAGTTACCCAATCTAGTTGTAGCAGTAGTAGTCGCAGCACCCACAGCAGCTCCCTCCACGTGATAGTTAGTTCCAGAAGCAGCGGTTAGGGCATCTGTCTGCCACTCAAAATAAGTGTTAGAAACAGAGCCTTTACCTGCGATGCTCGATAGGAATGGAGTATCAGTAGGGGAAATATCATAGATTACATCAGACAAATCCTCACGAATCGCTGTTGCATCATATGTACTGAAATTTGTAGGCATTTCAATATCTCCTTAAAGCATATCATAAAATAAGGAAGCGGCATCTTTTTGCTTACCAGACTTCCTCAACCGTGTACGCTTTGCTTTTAGTGCTTCAGCAGCTGTATCTTCCTTCGATGTTCCTCTTCCGGCTTTTTGTACTTTAGGGACTTTCTTGACTGCTTTCTTCTTCGGAGCTACTTTCTTGGTTAGCTTATCAAACTCCATAGCTTTCTTAATTACTAAGACACTACGGTGGTCTGCTAACTGATTTATCTCTTCTGGAAGAAACCCTACTTCAGCGGCATACTTGCGTACATCCTCTTTTATAGTTGAGTCTTTGTCTTCCCATTCGGGTAGAGCTTCTACAAGCCTAGTATATTCTTGTCGAATAAAATGTGTCTTAGCTTGTTGGGCCTGCTGCATTTGCTCGTTTTGAACTTGCTGTTGCTGATGGGCCACATTGTTAACTCTTTCCTGTGCATCTCTGTACTCATCCTTCTTAATCATATAAGCGTATGGGTCTTCCTGTTTAAGGGTTTCCCAATCTACTGTATCGAAGTCTTGCAACTTGGCTGTCTGCTGCTCTCGCAACATCTGAAGACCATTTGCGTACATTTGCCTCTCTTGCTCTAGTTGCTGACGCTCGGACTGGATATTCTCCGTCTCCTTACGTTGCTCTGCTAGTGCTTGAGACTTACGAGTATAGTCAGCCTGTCTCTGGTATCCACTCTTGAGTTCGTCTATACCAACCTCATATTCCTTTCCGTCTACTTTAATAGTATACTTCAAGTCCTCTTCGGCTACTATTTCTAACTCTTCCTCAGATTCCTCTGATTCTGCGGATACTTCCTCTTCTACTTCTTCTTCAGCTTGTCCCTCTTCGGGAGCTTCTTCTTCAGTATTTTCGGCTTCCTTTGTTTCCTCTACCGCTTCCTCGTCAACAGCGGCTTTGGTTTCCTCGCTTGCGGTTTGCTCTTCTGAGTCCCACATATTAAGGATTGTATTTGCAGTTTCTTCTGTAGAACCTGCTTTTGCTCTTTCAAATCTACCTTCTTGGTTATTCTCTTCAGAACCCATAGGTCACTCCTCTCGCTTAGTTAATAAATTCTTCTTGCTCCTTCTCTGCAAGTTTGCCAGTTTCAAACACAGACTTTATATGTTGTTCCACCAAGTCCAGTGCTTTAATTGTTATGTATAATCTATCTCTTTCTACTTCCTCGGCAACTCTAGTATTCAAGAGATGTTTAATTAATTCTTCTCTGATTGTTGTAAAAGACTCTTTAAACAAAGGAGTATCCAACAATCGTTTTGCTTCATCTGCTCTACGCAGTTCCTCTCCCTTCTTCTTTCCCATATTAAGTTCCTATTTTAACAGCCCTTTCCTGTTCTCTTTCCAGTACAAGTTCCTGTTGTTTCAGTGCTAGTTCAGCTTTCTTAATTTCCAGTTCCTGTGCCTTAATTTGCATCTCAACTTGAGCTTCTTGCTGCTTCAATTCTAGCTCTTGCTGTGCTAATTGAGCATCCATTTGCATTTCTTGTTGTTTAAGTGCAGACTCTTGCTGTATCTTCTGTAGTTTAACTTTCAATTCTTCAGCCTTGAGTTGTGCTTCCATTTGTTTGGCTTGGTCTTCTGGTGAAGGGCCTTGCTGTTCTACTGGAGCATCTCCGGGGTCAGTGATGAAATCATCTACATTCTTCATACCCATAGCTTTAACTTGTTCTGCTACTAGGTTATATACATTCTTAGGAGTAATAAGCATACCAGCGGCAGGGTGTTGGGCAACCATTTGTATTGTTTGTCCCAGTCTACCTAAGTGCATAAGGTTCATATCCTTATTTCCAAATCCTAATCCAACCTGTGCAGTGCAATCCAATGAATCTTTCCATTCATGCGGATACATGGTAATCCAGTTATTATTTAATCTTACAATTTTCTCTGGCTTCTCATATTTCTGTACTAACTGGTATACAGATTGTGCCAGATGTTTCATACCAGTTTCTGCAAATATTCTGGCAATCAGTTCAATCTTCTGCTGTGCTGCGGTCATCACTTGACCGATGCCTGTAGCAGTCTGATGAGATTTCAAAGCACCTTCAGAAAGGCCCATTGATTGCTTACTAACACCAGTTCGTTCTTCTCTGATGCTGTCCAAGTAACCGAGCATACTAAAAGAGTTCTGGTCTAACTGTGGTGTTGTCAAAGGATTGACAGCACCCGGAGTCCTTACTCTTACAATACCACCCGGTCTTGAAGTCATTAGGTCATCTAAATTAGCTTGTCCTTCGACTACCTCATAACGCCCATTGTTTGTTAAGTACATATTGTCCAACAAGTTACGCATTAGAGTAGTCTTAATTAGTTGAAGGTCAGAGATTAAGTCAAAAACACTCAGACCGTAGAACTTATGAGGCATCGGGATAGGTGTAAGGGAGGAGAAGGGAACACTATCCACAGCCTCATTGTCAAACAATTCATCTCCAACCTTCGTTACTTTTCTTA